AATTGCTTTACCAACTCCGTTGGCTGCTCCTCCTGCAGTTTGTTCAGCATTGTCAAATTTAACTGTCAATGCAATCATTGCGGCTTCACTGGTGGCATAATTCATTTCGCCCCAGTTCACTTCTTGAATAAAGGCTCCATAAATTTCCCATGTTTCTAATACAGTCGAAGCATTTGCACCATTACCGCCATCGAGCATTTCAAAAGTTAATCCAAACTTGTAATCAATACCAGATGCAGCAGAACTTTGTTCAGCAAAATCAAACTGTTTCTGAACTTGCTCACCAACCATACCGCTGACCAATCCTTGTGCATCATCACGCAAGTTGATGGTAACGGTTTGCCACTCTGGTTTGCCAATTAAATTAACTTTACTATTGTAAATATCAATCACAAATGGATTAAAATTAATAGTTGGTCGTGTAATATCTGCTATTTGTTTTGTTAATTCTACTGTATTTTGACTAACACCAAAATTTAAAAAATTTGCTCTAAAGCGATATTTTAATTTTGGCATTAACAATCCCTGACTGGTTGCAGTTTGTCCACCTGCCAAAGGTACTGTTAAATTTCTTAATGATGATGATGCCATCTTGTTCTCCTGTTATTGTATTTAGTATTTTTTGTCTAATATAACGAACGGTATTACACGTTCGTTATATACCTATATTATATACCTGCCTTGATATCGCCTGGGTTTTTCAATCGAATTGGAATGTAAATAAATTCCACCGATTTCATAGGTTCGATAGCAATATCTACCCAAAGTTCGTTTCGTTCAACACGTGTCGGAGTATTGTTGGAATCATCACAAACAACTACATAATCGTAAATACCACGTTTGGCAATCAGATCATTAATTGCACCACTGATGATACTCTTGATTTGATCGCGTGTGATTTTGTCATTGGGTTCAAACAAGTATGCATCTCCAACTTTAGCAAGTATGGAGCGAATATAGTTTACCAAACGTGCGACATTTACGCGATCTAAACTTGTTGCAGTTGGATTTCGTGTTATTTGACCCCAAACAACTAAGCCAATTCCTGGAATTTGTGTAATTGGATTAATTTTGTTGGTGTATAGTAAGTCACGTGTTCCTTGGCTTATACCATTTAATGTAAATTCTTCTGTAGACGAATTAATATAACCAATGTTAGTTGCATTGTCAACTAGACCGCGGCGTGTTCCGGCTGGAGCAAACCATTGATATGACACATTGTCGTTATGAATAAATGTACGCAATGCCACATGACTTGGCGGAACTACGATAGAATTTCCTGACAAATCAGTTGTTTGTGCACTTGGATAGTACACCGCTAGATATGGATCAGCAGTAGATAACCCTTTGCCTGCCCATGTACCGGTATTGTTGGCCCAGTCGCTAAGACTTACTGAATCAGGAGTTAATCTGAATGGTGTATCACCAATAACAAATGCAGTATTAGCACGATCGTTATTCAATGCCACCATATCTGGGATCAATTCTGGATAACCAGGAGCACAAATTAAGTTGAATTGGAACTGTTCTTCGCGTACAGTTGTGTTTGTACTTATTGCGGCAGCCAATGAACTAACTACTACATTGCGTTGTGCTTGACGTCCTGCCCACATAGCACCATTGTCTTGCAATCCGCTGGCCGTTACCCATGTACTTGCCATAGTAGGCAAAGATACATTTGGATAATTTTGTGCAGTAAAATAGTCAGGCTCAAACTTTTTAATGTTAAAGCCACTGCGACGCATATTTAATAACAACATACCACGTGGATATAGTCTGTAATCAGGTGCATCTAAATCAACATAATCACTGGTTAGCATAGTTTGTGTGCTAGGGAACGGATCATTAATAATGTCACTAGTACCGGTACTGTCCCAACGTACATCGGCAAATACAATACCGTTTTGACTTACCTGATCTGTATTGTCGATTTTGACCCAAGTTGACCCGTTATAACGACTTATTAGTGGCCAATTTTCCAAATCACTGGTGTCTAGCCAAATGTCTCCGGCTGCTACTGCAGTTACGCCATCAGCTTGATAAACTGGTTTACTTGCACTTACAATAACACCATTTGGATCAGTTGCAGCTAAATTGTATCCACGGGCATCTTTTACTGTAGATGACCAGTGAGCACTCTTATAACCTCTCCATCCGTTGTCGTTGATCATGATGTCAACAGTTGTTGCATCTCCATAGTACCATAATTGTCCTTGTGCAGGATTGGTGTATGGTTCTTCTGCGCCAACTGTATATGTTAAATCAGACCAGTTACTGCAAGTATATGTATTGCCGACTGCAGTCAATCCAACTACTTTACCGCTTTGACTATTGGGGTAAAAAATTGCCGCTGCAGATGACCCTGACACAGACAAGAACGTTATTTCTCCGCCCAACGGATGAGTAACAACGATAGCCCCTGTAGCAGAAACTGTTATTGAAAAGTTTGGTATTGCTAGTCCAGCTAAAGCCACTACAAAATTTGTTACGCTAACATTTCCTGATCCTGGTACTGCAGCTACTACTGAATAAGGTGTTGCTGTGCCAGGTTGTGATACAGTAATTCCCATAGCGTCGCCACCGGCAAACACAGAAGTAGCATCAGTTGGTACCAACCCAGTTACCACTGTTGGACCACCAACAGTTTTGATTCTTGGTTCGTATGCTGAACTGCTAGTGGCATTCAAATATTGTGTTTTTACATAAATTGTTCCAGCTGGTATCCCAAGCCCGCCAGACACTGGATCCAATGAATAATCAGCAATTATATCAGACCCGTATACTGGTGATGGAACTCTATTCCATGTATCTGCAGCTGCACTATATTGTTTAAGATCAAAATTTGCTCCGTCACCAACTGAACTAGTTTTTAAGAAAACAGATCCAGTGGGACGTGGGCGAGCATCACTGCTTAACCAACTTGGTATTTGTGCAAATGTACCTTCTGTATAACTTGCAGCATAATAAGTTCCAGCTGTAATACCTAATAAAGTTAATGGATTACCGCCTGTGGTATGATTTACAATTCTAACTGCTCCGTCAATAAGCACACAAGCACATGTTCCTGTGGCAGTTGTTAATACCGCAGAGGCACCACCAGGTGTAGTACTGACCGTAAAATGTGTACCATCAATAATATTATTTACATAATAAATGTGCGAAGTCGAAAGAGCAGCATTGACTATGGTACTTGCTGATATACCACCAAATGTTGTTCCTGTAAACACAACTGGATCACCAATTTGCAAACTTGCAGTCGACGCACAGGTTATGTAATTTGTGCCCACTGCAGTTGCGGTGACCGAAAACGTATTGTTAGGATCACCGCTGATTGCATTTTTAGTAGCGGCAAATCGAATTTGTCCTGTTGGGGTTATGCTAGCATATATACCTGCTGCATTAAGTGTTGATGAACTTAAATTTATTTTGGTATAAACACCATTTACAGTGGAGGTGGTTGTTGTATCACCGACTGTTACTGTTATTCCGTTGACTTTGATAGTATCTGCAGTACCTGAAACAGCCGGAGTATTTGCAATCTGATTGTATACAAATACATTTGATGCCACTGCTGGAGCACTGGCTTGCCAAGTAATCGAACCTAATTGTACCCAATTATTTATATCATTTTTATGGAAAATATTAATAGCTGTCGTTAAACTAGAAAATACCATTGCATAATCTGTAATGTTACCAATTGTTTGCAACGGATACATTACTCCGCCATTGTTGGTTTGTTGCGATTCTAGAGTAATAACTATTGGCGTTATCTTACTAAATACACCATTGGTTGCATCCCATGAATATAATCCCCAAGATGTATCAGCAGTATCTAGCCATACAATACCGTCAGCAACATTACCTTTTGGTCGAATTGATGTAGGCTTTAAATCATTTAAGTTAACATCGGCACGAATTGCATATAGCAAATTACTTTGTCCCAGTGCACTATATGCTGCCATTAGTCCGTATTCATTGCGTTCATCGCCATCCAACGGTGTTCCAGATGCACTTTGTTGGAATGTCGGATATCCCAATGCTGTTACCAGATCAAGTTGGCTAGTAAAGCTCAACAATTGATTTGAATTTGCCAAAGTTGAATCTTTTGCAATTGTGCCAGCAGGATTAAGTTTATCTTGTGCTGTAGCCAGTAACACAAGTGCGGTTGTGCCTGGGCCGGATGTAACATATTGACTTTCATCAACAATCGTAAGTTGTGAACCTGGTGAAACTAATGCCATTTTATTTTCCTTTTAAAGTTGCGTTATATATCGCTTTAATATATTTACCAATCGGCGGTAAATTTTAACCATTAGAGGTGCCTTTAAAAAAACCTTTATAAATATTTTTATGAAAAAATATATTGGCTTTGTATTTAAAACTACAAACATGTTGACCGGAATGAAATACATTGGCAGCCATATTGGACTATCAACGGATATTGATTACGGTAATAGTAGATTTATTGATGCCGACATCAATAAGTACGGAATAGAAAATTTAAATAGAGAGATACTTGAATTTGCAGGAAATGTTGCTTCATTGGAAAAATTAGAATCCGATTGGATAATCAAATTGAATGCCAAAAACAATCCTATGTATTACAATACCATTGACAAACAAGAAATTCGAGGAACTTGTAATGTATGCTTGACAAATTTGGTGGCTATCAATTACCGAGATGCTAGCGACCGACCTCATTATAGAAAATTATGTTCTAGTTGTATTCGAAAAAGTAAAAAAATAAAACCGCAACCACCAGATTGGTACAAAGCTGGGTACAGGAAACAAGAAAAATGTGAAAACTGCGGATTTAGATCTAAATTTATAGAACAACTTAGAGTATTCCATCTAGATGGAGACAAAACAAATTGCCGTAATTATAATTTAAAAACCATCTGTTTAAATTGCCAAATAGAAGCATTAAAAAGTAAAACCACCTGGAAGCCCGCTGATATTATAGCAGATTTTTAATTTGTTCTTGTAGATTGTCAATTGTTGAATCGTTAGTGATAATGTGATCAAAATTTGATCCAACCCAACTATATTCACTGGGGTGTATTTTTGCTTTTTCCAATCTTCGTTGGCCCAGGGCCCACCCTATGTTACCATTGGGTCCTTTGTTATAATCTGCTGCAGCATCGTACCATTTTGGTTCAGGTCCACGTTTGACTCTAACACAGATACCGCCAGAATTTTTAATAGCAAGAATTTCGTTAGGAAACCGCACATCACTTATAACAACATTGTCTTTGGTTTTTCTCAATTTGTTTTCTAAACTTGCAACCCAGATGTTATCATGAAAATGATTCCTTAATACATCAGTACCAATATGCTGCAACACCCAACGTGGAGTAAGTTCAGGTATATTTAATCTGTTGGCCCACCAAGAATCTACTTGTTCTCGCCATTCTCTACTGGATTTAGTGCGCCCTTCTAGCATTAGTCTATCCCACCCAAAGATAACCGAAACAGAGTCTTTTAATGTGTTGGCAAAACTTTCACGCCTAAATTCGTGGTGATTAACAAGATAGTCAGCAATGGTGTCTTTGCCTGACCCAATAAAACCTGAAATACCAATAATCATATTTTTAAATCAGTAATTATAAATTTATCTACAAATTGTTGATGTGCTGCGTCGTTAGGATGAAACTTATCTTCTTTTATAAACATTGTATGTTCTTTAGCAAATTCATACAAGCAATTTTTGTTCTCATCTGCCCAAATCCATTGATCGCCTAGTTGATGCAATAAAGGGTTATTTTTTCCGTAGTATGTTAAACTTATGTCCATATTTGGCGATACTATTGATGGCGTATCTACCCAATAGTTAACATAACTTAAAAATTTGTATTTGTAATTGTTGTTTTCTAGATAATTTTTGGTTTTTACCATGTTACTTAAAGAGTAGTTGGCTAACGAATAATAATCTGTTACTTTGTAAAAATTATCAAAAATAGGTCTAATCTCTGGAGATCCTTGCCATGCACCAGATATACCACCGCTTATGATATAGTGCTCTCCATTTATAAATTTCTTACAGTATGTTCCATTATTGTTTGATACTGTATTAAAAAATTCCTGCGATACTAAAAAATCTTTGCGTGTAGTCCCAGACCACATTACAAACACCAATGTTGTCTCAGTATCAAGTTGAGATGATGATAGATATTTTATTAGTGTATCAGCAATGAAATCGTTTCCTACTCCCGGAAAACTCAAATTTATCATTTTACTACTAGGAAAATAATTCTGGGCCAGATATGATGACCAAGCTCCGCAAGTAAAAGAGCATCCAGCAAAAACAATATTTTTTACATTCATGCTTATCCGGTAATCCAAGTTAACGGCTGACTTCCATCAACATAAGTCTTCAGATCTTCAATCAATTGTTTCATTTCTTCATTGGCTTCATTAACCATGGTTGCACCGTTTAATGTTGTCCCGCCTTGCGGGCCGGCAATGGTGCTGAATTTACTGTATGCTTGTCCTAGCAACATCTTGGCAAAACTGTAAGCGTACTCTTGTATCCAAGGAAATGCCTGTATATCATTTAAGATCATGCTTTCAGGTTTGTAGTTAAAAGTCCACAGCAGGACACTTTCATAGTCCTCGTTCTTCATGTTGGGACCTGCAAAAGGTATTTTTCTAATCAAGGTCAGCTTCTTGGTTGTTTTGTTAAATGTGTAGTTGATATAGCCGCCAAACATGGTCATAGCTAATTTTTGATAGTCTACAAATAGTTCGTAGTTGACTAGTCCACCTACCCGTCCGGCCACCAGCATGTAGGTATTCAAATAGCCTGATGCAAATGGTTCAAATTGACTAGCAGTAGTACCTGTGACACTTCCGATACCTCTCCTGAACACTTGACGTACTTCCATAATTTCTTTGGGCAGTATGTATTCTTGTGTTTCCGGCAACAGTTGTAGACTTACATAGCTTTCTTCTTGACTGTTTTGTGCACGTTGACGATATTTGATCAAGGCCTGATTTATGGCCATTTCATAATGTTCTTTTTCTAGTTCAACATCTACAAGCCCATCGCCTAAACGCATACGCACATAGTCTGTGATTTCTCGGCGTTTTGCATCATTTGATGTTAGCTGGCTCTCATCGTATGCAATTGACCCAGGGCCTGTGCCCAGTGCATTGTTGTATAAATTGCTGGTAGACACATTTAGATTTGCATCTAATCCAGTGTCTAATGATATATTGCCTGCGTAAGGGGTATACCCTGTTGATGCATCTGTTGTCATAAATTACTCCGTGGTTTAGTATTTATTACTGTACCACGGAGTTGTTTAGGCAACTTTGAGCAACACAATATCTGCATTGATACGGCCGTTTAGCAAGGTTTCTGTGGCACGTATCTCATCTAAAAACTTGCGTAACTGTATCTTACCAGCTCGAGCAAACTCTTTGAGTTTTTCCTCTGGTTTACGTAAGGTTTTACTGGTACTACGTTGTTCGCTGTAGTTAATGATTGTGGTACCTTTGACACTTAGCGTTTTGTACTCTTCAGCAATATAACGTCCTATTTTACGAGTTTTAACATTGTATACCCAAAGCTCTGTTGAACCAATAATGTCAGCAGGATTGACGCTGACAATTTTTAACTCTTTGTGCTCTTTGGCATACTTTAATCTAGAGATCAACTTTTCTTTACTGGGTGCCTTCTTAACCCTGGCTTTCTTTGTGGCACGTTTAACATCTCTATATTGTTCCACTGCGGCCAATAAGCTGTCAATCCAAGAAATCATACGTTTGAAATCTGCAGCCTTGTAGTGCCTATAGCCTTCTTGTAGGTCTTCGTCTTGCCGGGTCATGGCTAGTTCAAGTTCGGCTCGTCGTTTTGTATAAACTGTTTCATACTTGCCCAGCTGGCTCTGCACTACATTATTAGCAACAAAATAATCGTAGGGTTTAAAATCAATCTTTTCCCCCACAGAGACCAAATCGTACTTGCCTTCAAGCTCGCCAATAATCTCACTGGTTTTTTCTGCTAGTCTGTCTTGTATAGTAGGCACATAGGGTTTTGCAACTTCAACTGCAACTGATTCTATATCCTCAGGAGAGGCCAATGCGATAGATCGATTGATAGCTTCAACAATAAATTCAATGTGACGTCCACGGAATGGCATACCCACGCGATGTGCCATGATTAGACTGCAGGCAGTCATACTCATGTTGCGGTCACTGCTACGAATGAATGCACTGATATCAGTTTTAGAAAATGTGGTGGGCTGTGTCTGCATCCACTCTACCACATGTTTTTTACAATCTTTTTGTGTATAGTAATAATTGTAATAGTAAAAACTCTTGCGTAAGTGATGATCAAAAGTGGCATTGTCAAACTGTTCTGCACGCTCGGTATCCCACTGTGGTTCACCACCAGTATACTTTTCGTCCATAAACTGCCCGCCGCGTGGCTTGGCTACCTTAGTCTTGATTTTGATTCCAGCTACTGTTGCCATTGAGTACTCCTACAGTTGATTTTCAATTATAGCATAAAGACGAGTGGCCAGCAACCGTTCTTTGCTCCATGCTTCAATTTCCCACGGTTGGTTATAGTAACCAGTTACTACTCGTTGTCCTTTCCAGTAGTAGGTGGCACGTTTTTTTGTTGCTTTGATTACTACATCACGACGTACAAATTGTTTTACGTGAACCATTTCGTGCGCCAGGGTATTAAATAGTTCTTCTAAACCAAGTTGGCTATCTAACTCCATTTCAATGTAAGTAGGGCCCACATGCATGACTGCACCTTTCATACCCCCGTTCTTTTTAAGACCACGTTTAGTATTAATTTCTAATGTCCAGCGGCTACGTTCAATTTTTAACTGTTGAGCTAAAAATCTAGTGGCTACATTGATAAGGGCCCGTCTTTCTGCACTACGGCAGTTTATGATAAAGTCCATTTTTGGTCCTTAGTATAACAGTTTAGAAAATGTAACCCAGTGTTCAAAATCATGTACGCTGTTGTTTAATTGCAACAATAAATCTGTGTACTTTGGTGTTACTCGTTTTAAGCGTTTACACTCTACCGATTCTCTGCTTAAATCATCGGCAATTTTACGGCAATTTTGGTACATTTTAAATAGCTGACTTTTTGCCCGCATATCTGTAGTACTTTGTACTACTTTAAATAGTTCATTAAGTCTAGCTATTTGTTCGTCCATAAGTGTATTATACAACAAAATGGGTTACCCGTCAACACCATAAATACATAAAAACAACGGAGAAAATATTGAGTCGCATAAGTCTATGGAGAGAAGGTGTTCATACCAATGATTACAAATTCATTGACCGCCGTATATCCGAAATGTTTACTCTTGGCGGAACTGGCGTATATGTGCACAAGTATTTAGGTCCTGCTGCAAACATATCTGCCAACGGAGCTACACCCGAACAACCTGCAAACACAAATCAGAGTATATTAAACATACAGGATTTACTATTTTTAGAAAATCGCGATCGTAAATACGACCCTGATGTTTATAACTTACGCGGACACTATCAGGTATCTGACAATAGTTTTGATTTGAGCCAATTTGGTTTATTTTTACAAACTGGTACATTGTTTATGGTATTTCATATCAACGACATGATTGATATGTTAGGGCGTAAAATAATAAACGGCGATGTATTTGAATTACCACATCTTAAAGATTACAATTCTTTAGATACAACTGTTCCAGTTGCATTAAAACGATTTTACGTTGTTAGTGATTGTACCAATGCCAGCGAAGGATTTAGTCAAACTTGGTGGCCACACCTATGGCGTTGCAAACTGAATCCGTTGACTGATTCACAAGAATACAAAGATATCCTAAATCAACTTGCTGCCGGCGACAATACCACTGCCAATTTGGCCAGTGTCTCTAGCACATTGAGCAAATATCAGCAGATCAATGATGCCATTATAGCTGAAGCAGAACTCAATGTGCCACTATCAGGGTATGATGCCAGTCATTTGTATTATGAATCAATTACTCCAATTGGCACTGCAGGCGATCCTTTTGGATTGACCGCAGATGCAGGGTTGAACCCCACGGCTGATAATTCATATGCTGGTGATACTGCCGATAGTGCGGTATTGAGCACAGATACCAAAGTACAAGGTTATTTAACAGCCGACGGGTCTATACCAAATGGTGCACCATGTGCAGTGGGCATAGCTTTTCCAAATTTAGCAACTCTAGGAGATTTTTGTTTGCGTACCGATTACTTTCCAAATAGGTTATTTAGATACAACGGCAATTATTGGGTCAAAATGGAAGATAATGTTAGAACAGATTTGACTCCAGGATCAAACAATAAAACACAACGCAGTTTATTTGTTAACGATACTGCTACATTTACAGATGGCACAGGTACTTATAATGTTCGCCAAAGTTTGAGCAAAGCGTTTACTCCAGAGGCGGATAATTCATAATGTATCAACAATATTTTTACGACGGGCAAATTAGAAGATTTCTTACTCAATTTATACGTGCAGTGAGTAATTTTCAATGGCAATACAATGCCAGCGGAGTAAACACTTTACAGCGTGTACCTGTGTATTACGGAGACAGCAGTAGACAAGTCAGTGCTATATTAAAAAACAATAGTGAAAATGCTCTTAATGCAGTGCCCGCATTTGCTGCTTACATATCATCATTGCAATACGATCAATCAAGGTTGCAAGATCCCACGTTTGTAAGCAAAATGAGTCTCAGAGAACGCATATACGATCCTGTTACCCAAACATATGGTAGTACTCAAGGCGGAGCATACAGTGTAGAGAGGTTAATGCCTATTCCTTACAAATTAGGAATAAAATTAGATCTGTGGACCAGTAATACTGATCAAAAATTACAAATTATTGAGCAGGTATCACAATTGTTTAATCCCAGTTTAGAAATACAAAGCACTGATAATTATATTGATTGGACCAGTCTAAGTTATATACAATTGTTAGACACCACATGGTCAAGTCGTAGTGTGCCCATTGGCAACGATGATCCTATCGATATTGCTACTTTTACCTTTGAAATACCAATTTGGATCAGTCCCCCAATTAAAGTTACCAAACTTGGTGTTGTACAAAAAATTATTAGTAGTATATATGATGCACAAGGAAATATAGATCCCAACAATGTTATAAGCAATCCAAAGTTTGGTCAACAAAGCTATACACCATTGGGCTACAGTATCCTTTATGTGGGCAATCAACTTACTTTGTTAAGCAAAAACGATATTGTTGACCCTGCTACAGAAACCAGCAAGATTGGTGCTCCTGTTAACTGGAAAGATTTGTTAAATGTTTACGGAAATTTAGTTGTAGGTAGCACCGAAATTCGTTTAGAATTAGATACTGGGACCGAGTTAATTGGGCAAATTGCATATCATCCCTACGATCCAACCATCATGCTATACTCTCCTGTAGAAGATACCTTGCCAGGAAATACGTTGCCCCCAATCAATGCCATTATTAATCCTCAAAATGTCGAAGTTAACAGTTCTATTTTGAATCCAACTACTGGAACAAAATACTTGATACTGTCCGATATAGGTGAGTACAGTAACGAAAACGCTGCGGTGGCCTGGGGATACCTGGTCGCTCATGCCAATGATATCATTCAGTGGGACGGAACAAAATGGATCATTTCATTTGACAGCAATAATCACAGTAATTTAGAATATGTTACTAACTTGACAACAAATACTCAGTATAGATGGACTGGAACCAATTGGGTTAAAAGTGTAGAAGGTTTTTATAAGGAAGGCAGTTGGAGCATAGTCATATAACACAGGGTTGTGGCGCATTGGTATACAGCCTTGATACTGGCCGATATCTATTTTTATTACGCAATCAAAAACGTCATGCTGGCTCATGGGGATTAGTTGGTGGCGGAGTTGAGCCTGGCGAAAGTGTTGTGTCTGCTTTGCAACGTGAAATATTTGAAGAAATAGGAGCTATTTCTTACAACAAAATAATTCCCTTAGAAAAATTTACTAGCGAAACTGGTACTTTTGAATATCACACTTATATAATAACTGTTAGTCAAGAATTTATACCCAAATTAAACACCGAACATAGAGGATATGCCTGGACCACAATAGATGATTATCCTAAACCGTTACATCCAGGTGTTTGGAGAACTTTTAGTTTTTCAGTTATTTTAGATAAAATACGTACTCTCGAAGATGTATTAACCAATGTCAGCTTCAATGACAAAATCTCTATAGCTGATATGTCTTAAGTTAAGCTGATATTTCCATGCGTCTGGTAACCACTGAGTTCCCCATTCAGACACATACACAAAATCTACATCACTGTATGTGTTGAATACTTCTACCATTGATTCGGTCCAAAAGTCGCTTGATTGAGGCGATTTGGCAATATCATACCCTGTAGTGCCGGCGTACACATTGTATTGATATCCAGCATCATCGTTGCCGTCAAATCCTAGTAGGTATACTTGTTTGTGTCCGTCAAAACAGGCAATATATGTAGCTATGGATCCAGAATTCCAACTTGGATCCTGAGGTGTTAAATAAAATTTATCCGGATACGACACAATATCTTGTGCATTGGCGTAAACAATATGTGACTCACAGTATCCAGAATTGGCAAGTTCAGTTAAAAATGCTGGGTCTCCTGTGGCAACTAAAAAATGTGGCTCAAAATCTCTATATAATGCATTACATCCATATGTTTGAAGAGCGCCAGCCCCTAATAGTCCGCCTTTGTGATTGGCCACTAGATCTAAATTAAAATTCTTTCTATGCAGTCCATTCCCAATTACTAATGCACGATTTGAAATTTGATTGTTAAAAATATTGGTAGGTATGTGTTCTTTTTCGTATTGCCATTGGCCATTTACAAGAATTGCATTTGTAATAATGTCTTCTCCTTGGTAATCAGCACGATATGATTTTTTAATTTTTTGCATTTAGAATTCCTATTCTATTGTATTTATTGTTATTTACATTGGTATAGCAGTTCTAGACAATTTTACAGTATTGTTTGAACTAGTTCCCGTTGCCCAAAGTGTTATTGTGCCTGAGCTCATATTTGCAGAGAACGTCATTCTTTGGCTTGTACCTGTATAAACTATACCATATGTAACTACGTTAACGTTTGCTCCGTCTTGTGCTAATAGTATTTCTGTTGCTTGACTTTGTGATGAGATAATATCTTGTGTAGATACTACATATTTTGCAGTACGTATAGCAGTATTAGCAAATGTATCAATAGCGGTTGCACCTGTTCCTATGTTTGTAATAGTATTTGAAATATCACTTACTAATGTTGGGCCACGTGTAATATTACCTGCAATAGCAATGGTATTAGCATATGTGTGCTCGCCAGTTGTGGTGTTGTACATGACCACATTGCCAATATTGGTTGTATCGTTTCGTGTGGGTTTGACAAAGAATCCAGCAACACCACCATCGTTTAATGCACTGCCGGTGGCATTTAATATTACGCTAGATGCTGATTGAACAACACCTGCTTGGTTACCAATGGCCACTGCATTATTTGATTGATTTGTGGATCCAGCAGCTGGGCCAATGGCTACTGCCCCAGAGCCTTGATATTGTGTACCAGCATAACTGCCAACCGAAACAACGTTGGCATTATTACTGTTAAAACCAGCATTGTAACCAATTAGTACACTTTGTGCTCCAGCGGTGTTTTGTCCTGCTTGACCGCCAATTACAACACTATATGCACCTTGAGTATTATATCCAGCGTAGGTACCAATACCAACTGCATACGTACCTTGACTTATTAAACCTGCACTGGTACCCAACGTAACAGTTGATTGCGTAGTTTTTAAACTGCTAAATGTTGCTGCACCCGGAGTTGTCCCGCCAATTGTACCAGGACTTGCTGGATTAAACGATGACAAAGTAGAAGCATATGATACTCCATTTGCCCAATATAATCCACTAGCAGTAATCAGATTACCAGCCCATAAGTTTCCGCTAATACCAGCACCACCAGCAACTACCAATGCACCAGTTGTTGTATTAGTACTTACAGTAGTCGAGGTCAACACAACATTTCCAGTACTGGCAACTAATACACTAGTTGTTGCTCCGGCTCCAATTGTGCCAATTGTAAATGTAGATCCATTTACTGTAAAGGGTGCGTATGCCGAGCCAGCATTATTTAAACTGGTGATATTATTTTGCCCTACAACGTTACCAATTGTAAATGCCCACTGATCTCCAGTATTGGCGCCTTTCATTGTCAATGCGTATTGATTGCCGGTACCACTTTCAGTAATTGCCAATGAACTTCCAACCAAAGAAGCTCCAATGTTGCCAACAGTCACACTATTAATAGTGGTGGCATTTATGGTAGAAACGTATTCCATAGTTTCTATCGTGGTATTATTGATTGTAGTGGTGGTTCCATTTATAATTAAGTTACCACCAACAGTTAAATTACCACCAACAGTTAGTGGAGCAGTTGACGCTAAATTGGCCAACATCTGCGTATTACCATAAGTTGGAGATAGGGCATTTACACCATTGGCCCAAAATACACCACTGGTAGTAATCAGGTTCCCGACTGTTTCTGTGCCCGATGTTGATACATTACCAAATATACCTTGGGCGCCAGTATTACCAATTGTGGCTGCATTGATACCGCCAATGCTTAAATTGCCAACTACGCCCAGGATAGATCCCTGTACCATTAGCAGGTTACCAACGGTCAAATTGGCATAACTTTGAACTGTAATATTACTGGCAGTAACTCCGGCATTGGCAGTTAAGGCAGTTACATAACTGTGAGTTGATTCGCTCCAGTAGAAAGCAGCATTGGGCACCAGGCCGTTGGCACGATTAAAAACAAATCCTACGTCAACATTGGGAGTAGTTGCACCACCATGTAGAACAGTCATTGAATCTGTAAAAATTGCTACGTTAGTTAGTAACTGTCCTAAACGTGGTTGCGTTAATGCCATTTAAATTCTGTCCATGTAATAAAGTATTTATTAAAATAACAAAAGGGCACATTGTGCCCTTTTGTATTTGGTATTTACTAATTATTTTAGAAACGACCCACAACCACTTCAATAACACCTTTTCCGGCAATTTGGAAGTCTTGTAGTGCTTTACCAATAACTGTACCTACTTGTGGTGTGTTATTAACTTTGGCATAACCAAAACCAGCCGATACCATCAAGTCACCTTTAGCAACTGGTCCAATAACTTGGCAAGGAACACGTCCAGTGAACGCTACAGCAGTAACGTTTGGTCCACTTAGTGCACCGTTCATCAAGTGAGCTGGATTGGTAGATACCACCCCAGCTACACGAGTTGTGTCAGCATCAGCAATAGTAACTTCTTGTACACCACCGAACATCAGTACTGTTCCAGGGTTGTAGAACCGGTCAGCTTGATAGTTCTCTGCCAAGTCAGCGTATAAACTGTGTGTAGCAGTACCGTAAATGTTGTTGTACCAAGAGCTGGCAGTGCCTAAATTATAAGTGGCGTTGGCACTAGGTACAATGCTTGCTGCAACTTGAATATTACCACTGTTGACACTGCTATTACCACTTAAATAACTTATAACTGCTGCATTGGCAGTTTCTGTTAACAAAATTGTTTCATTGTTTACTGTTGTTGTTGTACCGTTAACAGTTAAATTGCCTGTTACTGTTAATGTACCAGCCGCAGTAACTCCACTGGATGTCACAGTCCAAACCTGCGTTCCGCCAACACCCATTGTGATATTGGCAGTATTAACTGTGATGTTAGCCGTACTATTTGTTAATGTAGTTGCACTTGCTGCGTTAGCAGTTGCAACAGCGGAACCTGACACTACACCACCAGTGGTAGCTACTGTCTGAACTGCACCTGTTGTTGTAAAAACTGTTGCAGTTGGATTTGGTACACTTGCAGTTGGTGCTGGTGCAAATACAATTGCTCCAGTTGTTGGATCTACACTGATATTTGCGCCCGAAGAGCCACCAATGTTAATACCGTTTTGTACTATAAAATTTACGTTTGCCATTTTTTTTCCTTATTCGGTTCACTATCCCCGAAAGTTTACTAAGTTAGGGAGGGCCCGTCCCTCCCTAACTGTCTCTAACTTAGATTGGTATGTACTGTCTATATAATCTTACGTTGGTGCTTGAATTTGCTGCAATAAACTGTACTGTTGTTGTACCAGCACTTGCAGTTGCAGTTACTACACCCAAGTTACCACCTGTTGCTACAGTACCGTATACTACCACTTGTGCAGCAGAACCTGTTGACACAACCAATGCTTCCATTGCTTGATAGTTACTACCGTTTGTAGCCTGTATAATATACTTGGCACTACGATATGCACTAAACGAATCAAGTGTAGTTAGTGTGTTGGCACTACTTACAGTAACGTTAGCATCACCTGTTACTAAACCGCCTCCTGGTGGCATAATAAACACATTGGCTGCACTACCTGTACCAGCTGTAAACACAATACCACTGGTATCACTTTGTACGCTAACAGAAGTGTATGCGGTAGCACTTGCTATTCCTGTTACTGTTGCAGTTGTAGTCAGAGTTCTAACATCAATAACGTCGCCCGATGCAGGAGCTTCTGTAAATGTTAGAGTAGTACTTGATACACTATATGCCAATGTTGGAATTTGTACTATACCGTTGATGCTTACGATCACACTACTAGTTGATGCACTGGTTGTTAGTGTAAATGCGGTTGTACTACCATCACCATTGAATTGTTGATCTGAAATAACTGTAAATGTTGTTGAAGATGACTGCCACTGCGTTCCAGTATACACTTCAAATTGATTCAATGTTGTGTTATAGCGGAACATACCTGTTGTAGCTGATCCATATCCGCCAGAACCAGGACGTTGTCCTGTGGTACCAGTCGGCAATATCATTGAATCAGTTGAATTGACAACCAATTTGGCTCCTGTTACCAGCGTACCAGATGTTGCACTATTACCAATAATTACTGAGTCGTATGTGCTGCTTGGGTTGGCCCAAATCAATGTTTTATCATTTTTGCCGTTTACATAGAAGTCTGCACCGTTGCCTGTGTGTTGGCCTGTGTTAACATTGGCACCCCATGATGCAGTTAAGTTACCAGTTCCAACTGTTGATGTAGTTTCGTTCCAAGTCAATGTAGAAGCCACTGTTATTGGTTGGTTTCCGCTGTTGGCTGTGGCCAATGTTACATAGTTAGTAGAGCCTGAGGCTGCACTTACACCAACATTGGTTGTATTGGTTGAATTTGTTGCACTACC